AAATGAGTATTATGCTAATCAAAACAAACAGCAAATGCAGGCGGTAGACAATAATTTCTTGCGAGAAAACAATCCTCGTATGCCGCTCTTTAGTGACAAACGTTCGACTGTTTCTCGTGGTAACGGTTAAATTTTGATTTTAGGAGTTTATTATGGCTTATCCAACTGTTGACGCTCCATACGGTTTAGTCCCAATTAATTTAATTGGTGGCCAACCATATGCTGGCTCTACAAGGCAGATGAAGATTGCTTCTAACTATGGCACTGCTATTTTTAACGGTGATGTCGTCAAGCGTGCAGCTGACGGTACTATCCAAAAAGAAACAGGTACAGCCACAGTTACTGCCACAGGTGTAATTGGTGTTTTTGTAGGTTGCTCTTACACAGACCCAAATACAAATCAAAAAGTATTTAAACAATACTACCCAGCTAGTACAGTCGCTTCTGACATTATGGCTTATGTGGTCGATGACCCAGATGCTTTATTTAAAGTTGCTGTTGTATCTTCTGGTACAACTATTGCAGGCACTGCTTACGGTTCAATCGGAAGTAATGCAGCACTAGTACAAAACGCAGGTGACACACAGAATGGTAACTCTAAAGTTGCTATTGGCAGTGTTGCTACTACACTATCATTACCATTAAGGATTGTTGACGTAGTCCATGAGACTGAAGACGCATCTGGTAATTACCCCGAAGTAATCGTTAAGTGGAATGTACCTCATGAGGACAGTAATGTCGCTACAGGTGGTCACGCTTATATGGTTGCTACAGGCTTATAATAAGGAGTATAAATAATGGCTATATCACGCGCACAATTATTAAAGGAACTCCTACCAGGTTTGAATGCCTTATTTGGTTTGGAGTATCAAAAATATGGTGAAGAGCATAAAGAAATCTTTGACCAAGAGTCTTCAGAAAGAAGTTTCGAGGAAGAAGTAAAGCTCTCAGGTTTTAGCGCTGCCCCAGTTAAAGACGAAGGTGCCGCAATATCTTATGACAATGCTCAAGAAGCATGGTCTGCTAGATACAACCATGAGACAATTGCTCTTGGATTTTCAATTACAGAAGAAGCTATGGAAGACAATCTGTATGACAGCTTATCAAGCAGATATACTAAAGCTCTTGCTAGAGCAATGGCGTATACAAAGCAAGTTAAAGCTGCTGCAGTTCTTAACAATGGCTTCAATAGTAGCTACGCTGGTGGTGATGGCGTTGAGTTATTCTCTACAGCTCACCCACTTGTTTCTGGTGGTACAAACTCAAACGAGCCTTCAGTTAATGTTGACTTAAATGAGACTTCACTAGAAGCTGCTATCATTCAGATTGCTGGATGGACAGATGAGAGAGGTTTATTGATCGCATCTAGACCGCTTAAGATGGTTGTTCCACCTGCTCTACAGTTTGTTGCTACAAGACTCTTAGAGACTGAGCTTAGAACTGCTACAGCAGATAACGACATCAACGCTGTTAGATCAATGGGCGCTATTCCTCAAGGCTACACTGTGAATCACTTCTTAACAGATACTGATGCATGGTTCTTGAAGACTGATGTTCCTAACGGTATGAAGCATTTTGTTAGAACTCCAATGCAAACAAGCATGGACGGAGATTTCGACACAGGTAATGCTAGATACAAAGCTCGTGAAAGATACAGCTTCGGCTGGTCTGACCCATTAGGTATGTGGGGTTCACAAGGAGCATAATAGTAATTAGGGGGCCTTTTGGCCCCCATTTTTAAAGGTCTTATTATGTGGAATACACCAGAATACACTGAAATGAGATTTGGTTTCGAAGTTACAATGTACATCGCAAACCGTTAATCTTCTTCCAGAGGATTGAAGAGGCCGCCGGCAGGCGGCTTTTTTTTTGGCTAGCGCGGTATTTGGATCTGATGAATCACGGTGTCGTTGCCTCGGTGGGCCGGATTGCTTAAGATACTCGATCTCAAAAAGGACTCAGGGGATAATATGAAGTTTAGTGACGATCGGTACAGTAAGCTCGCGGTCTGGCTACACTGGCTCATCGCAGTA